AACGTTACAGACACATCCCATGTCTTTTTAGCTTTGAATTCTTTAGCAGCTTTCTTAAGAGCATCATAACTTGTTGCAGCGTAGACTTCTAGTCTCTTTCCTTTATAAAAACATACGTATCCGTTCATCAGTCTCCTCCTCTTCCTCCACTTCTTTATTAGTTAAAATTATGTTTTCGTTCCAAAAACATTGCATTTCCCATAGAATATCTTGATAACTAAAGACATCCCGTATTTGTCGATTAACATTTTGTGGTAAGTTCATTTCTTCCCCCAAGTCTCCCTAATTGTTATTTAAAATTGGAGACATCTATAAAGTCTCTCCAGTTAGTTACAAATCTATACCCTATGTTTTTGTAGTATGATTCTACTAACTTTAAAACTAAGTCTCTAGTTTTAATACAGTCCCAGTTCTTCACAACAAGTGCATTAGGATTAATTGCTCTGACTTCCTCTACAATTTCTTGTCCGATTAAATCTGCTTTAGTTTTCATTTTCTCCTCCTTCCTAAGGCTAAATTGCGATTACTTCAACTAATATGTTGTCTTCCACTATGTCTTGTAATTCAGTATTCCAGAATTCGCAAGTTTCTTGCGGATCTACACTGTCCCAGTCTGATATAAATATACTTCTGTTGATTATTAATGAATTTCCTGGTATTACGCCTTTTGACATAATCAAGTCTTTGTCTTGATTACTGAAAGGTTCTTTAAATTTACATATAATGATTTTCATTTTAATTCCTCTTTTGTTTATGCCCCCGTCGCCGGGGCAGGTTATTGTTATTTAATAACTTCTAATAACGCATCTCTTTGGATTTTTCTTACCTCTTCAGCGTCTTTCTTATCAGCTTCTTTCTTATTTTCTCTTCTCTTCAGCTTGTAAGCAATTCTTTTCTCTTGACTACATATCTTACACATATTATCTCTAACATATCTAAGACCATTGTGCCCATTTGGGCAAGGCACTCCGCTAAAGTATAATATATCTCCATCATCCATTGCCTGTCCTCTGGTCTTTACTTTCAAGTCTACACTTACTTCCACTTTGTCATTCTTTACTTCTAGATTGTTTTTCATGATACTCTCCTTCTTTAAAGTATTTAATAACTTATTTAAGAATATTAAACAATTTAATATTCAATTTTTGGATTTATTATACCACGAATAATTTATTTTGTAAAGGTATTTTTTTGTAGTTTTATTAATTTTTCTTTAAGTATTTTTAACTCTTCTTTGTCATCCATTAGTTTTGCGTTCTTGATCATTAGTTTTAATTCTTTAATACTCAGTTTATTAATATTCATGTTTAATTCTCCTTTTATTGAAAGTTTGTTTTTGTTTTTTAGACCCATTATACCAAAAACACAAAAATTTGTAAAGGTATTTTTTTTGCATTAAAACTTTGTGAACAATATCAATAGGTTAGGGATTTTTGCATTCAATTAGTTTTTTTTTTAGTAATAATATCAATAGGTTACTAAGTCAGTTAAAATAATTAGAAATGATTTTTAGGAATAAATTCAACAGGTTAGCTATGATTTTTAACAAAAAACTAAATAACTAATTCTCGTGAGCTCGTGTGAGCCCTCGAGTGTATCCTTTTATATACATATAAAGATATATATATATTAGTTATTTAGTAAGGATATATAAAGGATACCTAAATAGTGGATATTATTATCTTTTTTCATTTCTAATGCAACAGCTGATAACTAAGTAAAACTTAGGACTTTTACAGCTTTTTATAACTTTTATAATTATTTTTACAGCTTTTATCGTTTAAATTTGAGCAAAAAAAAAATATAAAATAATATAAAAGCTGTAAACTTGGCAGTTCTCTTAAGTATATAGAGAAAAATCTGCGTGCGACTTACTCGAACGAATGACCCGATTGATATATTACCCAAATTTGATATTCTACCACTCTGGAGTTTTTTCTCTCTCTCTCTCTCAAACCCGCCCGAAACTTGCTAAAAATTTTCTCGAGAAATTTTGTCCCGAATCTTTTGCACTCTTTTGCTCCGAAAAATTATTTTTGCATTATTTGCATTTCCTATTTACAAATGCAAAAAAATATAGTATATTATAATTTCAATAGTGCTGAGTGGCTATCGAAAGATTAGCTTTCCCCCAAGAGTTGATCTTCACGCTGCTCAGCACTTAACTTCAGCTTGGGGGCAAGTAATTCTTGGGGGAATACTGTGATAAATATTTTCTTAGGTACATCTTACGAAGACACACCTACAGGGGAACTAAAGAAAAAACAAGTAATTTCATTTAAAGACTTTTGTCAAAAATATCTATCTACTTGTTTACAAGGTAAGAAAAATGATTACTATGTAACTATCGGTGATGAATACGCACTGACTCCAGCTAGTCCCGATGCTCCTGCACTTTCGTATAAAGCGTCTGATCACTATCACAGAAATAATAAGTCCCAATTAACTGCGTGGTTGCTTCCTTTTGATGGAGACAGTTCTAAGAGTTCGAACTCTTCTTGCATTGCACCTTTAGACGTTCATGAAGCTCTAATCAAACTGGGTTACACTCATGTCATATACACTACTCATAGTCATATTCCTCGCATTAAAAATAGGTGGAGGTTATTCATACCATGTAAAATGACTTCTCCCAAACAACTTTCTTTATCTGTAAATTATCTTTATAAACAATTAGTCAATGCTGGTTGTGATGATCTAGAACTTAGTTCTGAATCTAAGACATGGTCTGTTCCGTGGTATCTGCCAACTAGAGATTTTCCTGAAGATGGAAATTTTGAATATTATGAATATTTTGATGGAGTAGATTTTCTAGCTATAGACTCAAGCTCTCCAGAAGCTAAAATTAAATCTGAGAACACTGAAGAAAGTCGAACTGTAACAGCAATGCTAGAAATTATAGCTAAGGGCGGCGCTGACACGGGTTTACACAAAGCTACAAGAGATTTGGCTTATGGTCTAGTTAAAGACGGTTGCGCACCTGGAACTGTTAAAGCTATTCTTCATTTTATAAGTAACTATTCTGGAGAACTCAGCCCAAGGCAATCTGAGAATATATCTAAAATCGACAGTTTAGTCGATTCAGCAACAATGAAAGTACTAGAGGAAATTAAACCGAATTCTGACTGGGATGCGCCCGGTACTATAAGCGCTAAAATTTACACTGTGTATCCCAATCAACACTCAATGATGGAAGAGCTTGTACAGACATGTTTAAAGTGGATGCCGTATCCGAATAGACAAATTGCCGTTATTGCTGCTCATAGTTTAATAAGTGTACTCGGGGGTCGAACATACACTCTAGAAAATGGCTCGGGTATTGTACTTACAGCTCTTGTTACGGGTAGGAGTACGATAGGAAAGAGTTTTATTAAAAAATTCTGCATATTTTGCCTAAACAACTTTCAACTCGCTAATGTAAGTCAGGATTTTATAGGTTCGCATTTTTATACTAGTAGCAAAAACTTGGTACAAGAACTCTCTGAAGCGGGTAGTCTGCTTAGTGTGCGGACTGAATCAGGGCAGAGTGATAAGTCTAATGCTGGAGACATGACTAGAGTGTTGATGTATGAGTTAGAACTTGCTACTGAAAGTGGGAGTGCTGGATATGTAAGTAGTGGCGGGCAAAATGAAAAGATCCCTAGTTTATTTTCTCCTGCAGTTACGACTATTAGAGAAAGTGTTGCTCAGATACAGAACGAAGCTGATGTGATAAACGCGACTGCTGTTAGCGGCGTCGCCGGTAGGCGGAGTCATGTGTTAATAGATCCTATAAAACCTAGTTATAACGAAAATCAATTAAGAGAATTACCCGCTAATATTAAATCTCTTATATTATCTCTTTATAAAAAAGCTGCTAATGAACAAAGAAAGAAAGTTACTGAACCATTGCCAAAGAGTCTATGGACTGTAATAACTTATAAGAATCCACAGTACTTAGCTAAAAAACGTACTCACTGGATTGAAAAAGAAAATCGGGCGGCGGTGCAGGATATGCACTTTGAATCAACATTCTATGGTAGACTGGGCGAACGATTGCCCTCTTGGGCAGCTAGACTTGCTATAGTTGATAATATCGAAAATCCTATCATAACTAACGAACACATAGATATAGCAGAAGAAAGTCTTATCGCAGAATTGTCTGCTAATGACTTGCAACAGGACAGCGGAGAATTAGACTCAGATATTAATCAAACAGTTACTTATATATTAGATTTATTTAAGGGCGATATGACTAAAAAAGCGACTCTAATTAATAATAACACTAAAAACATGCTAAAAGATGGCGCGTGTGTGATGTCTACAATTATGAGTAGAGCAAGCGCAAGAGGAAGTTATAAAAAAGCGGCGCCGAAAATTCCTCAGATAAATAATATTTTGCTAAGTACTCTTAAGACTCGAGGCATAGTAGAATTGACTAGAGACGAAGCAAAAGAGAAGTATAATTATAATGGGAGAGTGTTAAAACGAAGTTAAAGGAGGATAATGATGGACAACTTTAATTCAGAATTTGATCTAACAGAAAAAGTATCAGTAGATGCTATAGCGGAAACTTTGATACGAGCGGCAGACAGGATTTACAAGTATCATATTTCTATTGCATTTGGCCAAGAGCCTCCCGAAGGTTTTGAAGCAGGCAATAAAGATTATCAACAGAAAATACTAGATCTCGTGTCGCCTATGGTTAAAGAGTATCAACAAACAAAACAGATAACTGCTACTACAGCGGGCTCAGTTATTGCTCTTCTTTCAAAAGGAAAAGTCACCCCGTCAGAGGCATTAGCGTTATTAAGTATTATTAAGAAGAAAGTTGACGTTGAAGAAGATGAACTTGCTTTGAAGCTAAAAAAGGATTTAATAAAACAACTTGATAGGGAGGAAATTAATGAAAATAAATGCAAAAAATAAAGGCTCTGCTGGAGAGAGAGAATTTGCTAAATGGCTACAAGTTAATTTAGAACTAGATTATCTACCGACTAGAAACTTAGATCAAGTTAGAGACGGCGGCGGTGATATACTTGGAGTCAAGCCTTTTATTTTTGAAATAAAAAGGTGTCAACAACTTGCTCTAAGAGACTGGTGGGTTCAAGTTACAAAAGCAGCAAAAACTGGAGAAACTAGAGTAGTTGCGTATAGACAGAATAATAGTAAGTGGAAATTCTTAATAAGTGCAACTCATATTGGATTAGCTACGGGCTTCATCCAACTAGAAGAATTTGAAGCAAAAAGCTGGTTGATGCAAAAAATTGCATAACCTATTAATTTTATTGCATAAAAAAAGCCTTTACTTTTATATATTTATGTAATATACTATTATAGAGGTATAAAATGCAAAATAAAAAAATAATAGAGCAAAAATTAGCAATACTTGGAAGGAGTGTACCGAAATGCGAAGACACTATAGAAGTAAAAAATAAAGAGTCAAGAAAGCAATGGTGGTCTCGGATGATGGAGACTGCAGAAAAAGATGGAGATCGACTTAAAGCGTCAGAATTATTAGGAAGATCAGAAGCTGATTTTATAGATACTACTAGACATACGGGTGCTGATGGCGGTGCAGTAATAATTCAACCTATGAGTATAAAGAGTCTTCAAGATGCAATTGATAGAATGCAAACCAAACAGAGATTACGCGAATCAAGCAGTTGAGTTTCTAAGAAACGCAACATATGAACAAGCTCTTGATGTGTACTCGACTGTTTTAAATGATCCTAATATTGATAATTCTGTATTAGCGCATATTGGTCTCTATGATAGATATTTTTTCTCACAAGTAATTTTAAAACTTGGAGACGTATTAGCTAGATCATGGCATCCTTGGTTATACGAACGTTGCAGAGAAGTAGAAAAGAATCCCGATGGATATATTGATTTATGGGCACGAGAACATTTTAAAAGCACTTATATAACATTCGCAGGAGCATTGCAGGAAGTAGCCAAAGACCCTGAACTCACCATCGGGATTTTTTCTCATAATGCAAAACATTCTAGATCTAATTTTGTAGTTAGAATTAAAACAGAATTAGAAACAAATGCTCTTCTTTCAGACTTTTATCCTCATGTCTTTTTTAAAGATCCAAAAAGAGAATCTTCAATATGGTCACGAAACGAAGGTCTTGTTTGTAAACGTAAATCAAACCCTGCAGAACCGACATTTTCAGGTCACGGGTTAGTAGACGGACAGCCAATTGGAGCTCACTTCGGGCTTTTAATCTACGATGACGTAGTTACAGATAAATCTGTCGGAACACCTGAGATGATTATCAAAACCACTGATATGTGGGACTTAAGTCAATTCTTAGGCAAAGAAGCTGAAGATGGGAGTAAACCAAGAGTCTGGTATATCGGAACTAGATATAATCATGCAGACACTTATAAAACTATTCTTGAAAGAAAAGTAGCAATCCCAAGAATCTATCCAGCAACAGACACGGGCGCTCCAGACGGAGAACCCGTCTACTTATCAAGAGAGCAATGGAAAGTAAAGAAACAAAGATCTAGTGCGTATATGGTTGCTTGTCAGATGTTACAAAATCCTCTTGCTGGCAGCGAAATGGAGTTTAAACCTGAATACATACGTAGATATGAATTAAGACCTCAAGTACTAAATATAGGAATACTAGTAGATCCAGCGTCTTCTAAGAAAAAGGGTTCATCTGATACAGCTTTTGCAGTTATAGGAATGGATGGTCAGTGGAATAAATACTTGCTAGATGGAGCAATCCACAAAATGAATTTGCATGAAAAGTGGATAATGCTTAAAACTCTTAGAACAAAATGGTTGAATAAACCCGGCATTCAAACTGTTGCTATTGGATATGAAAAATATGCTCATCAGTCTGATATCGAACATTATAGTCAAATGATGATAATAGAAAATAACAGTTTCCCAATAGACACAGTTTCATGGCCTCTTGATTCAGCAGAAGGCAGTAAACGAGACAGGATACGTAGATTACTTCCTGATCACCAGAATTGGAAATTTTTCTATCCATACGAAGGTGATGAAACTTCTTTACAAAAACGTGCTAAGTTAATGGGTAAAGGTCATTTAATTGCTAAACCAATAATTAGAAAAAATCAAGACGGAAGATTATACAATTTTACTAATTATATAATAAATTCAGAAATGATGTTTTTTCCAGCTTTAGTTAAAATGGACGGGTTGGACGCCATGAGTCGCTTCTATGACCTACAAATAAAACCACCTATGTTATACGAAGACAAATATATCTACCCAACAATATGCGGAGACGATTAGTATGGCTGACAACGAAGTCACAATAAGGATCACAGACATACTGTCTGAGGTTTTAAAGGCAGATAAACACCACTATGAGACCGATGTAGCGTATGAGTTTAGCAATGGGCGGAAGTTCGAAAGTTCAGATAAGAGTGACTCAGGTATCTATGAATAACTACACTCCTCATCCTGATTACGATGAGTTACCTGATTGTATTAAATATCTCTATACTGAAAAAGAGTTTGCATGGTTAGGGGACTTTGACAGAAATAGACTTCTAGAGACTGAATGTTGTCCA